AATACAGTGGGTGCGGCAACATTAATATGTGTAGGCTGAGCTGATCCTGTCGTTGCGGACAACTCGGAAGTCACCAGACCGGAAACCTCGTCAGAAACCTTGTCCCTTAATACAACAGACCTGTTGCCCTCGGATATAACCACAGAACCAAGTCCGATTGGCTTCGATACAGTGACTTCGCCCACACTCTCAACAAGCGATGAGTTCTGCGGGCGGTCGTTCGCGTCGATATAGGGGATCGTATTGGTGTGTACATTACCAAAGTCTGTACCGGAGCCGTCAGGACCCTGCACAAGCGACGTTACATCAACCCATGCGCCACCAGACCTCTGCTGGTATGCAACGGCGCTGGGCGAACCCCCATCGTCGTCAAGTCTGATAATTAGGAACTCGTTGGCGTCCAGCCGAGCTAGATCAATAATACCATTAGGGGTAGCGAAGTATGTATCCCTAGCCGCCGCATCTGCATATCGTCCATCTGAACCATCTGTTTGTACGAAAATCTGGAACCCAGCTCCAGTACCACCACTACCACCGCCGCCGATTGGCATAATATCACCCCTTTAAACAGATATATTGATTGTTACTTTCCCTGCATTTCTAGCAGGCCGACAATAGATAGTAAAGCCTACTGCTGGCTTTATCTGTGTGAACTTGTTTGGACTAAGTAAATACCCTATTCTATTACCTGGCGGTGCATTTGTGCTCTCAAATATACGCACACTCGTTGCCCCTGTATTTTGAATGGTATAGGTTGTGCCCGTGGTAAGAGCAGAAGATATATCTGTCCAACTGTTCTTACCGAGTGCTGTTTCTATTGTTTCTGCCATTGTATTGCCCCGTATTATTTAAATGTGATAACACCGCCTGGACGGTGTTATCTATGTTATCTATGTTATCTATCCGCCAATTTCGCCGCCCTCGTTAGTGCCACCACCAGTGTTGCCGTTATTGCCACCGCTGCCACCACCAGTATTTCCGCCACCAGTGTTGCCGTTATCGCCACCGCTACCTGCAGCGGCAGCGCTGGAACTAGCATTAACTACATTAACACCCGGTGTTTTGGCTGTCATATGTACATAGAATCTCCATGCACCAGTGACCATATCTTCAGTATCACCGTCGTTACCATTAACGATCTTGAATGAAGATCCTTCATCAGAGAAGCGCATAATAGCCTGAGTGTTGGTGATTTGCATACTGAGCCCTCGCGTGCTTGAAAGGCCTTGGTTAACAGCAATCCTCTCTCCCGTTGTATACCCGTTTGCACTTCGTGTTGCTTGAAGGAAAGTTTGTATAAACACATCATTCGTTCCAAGCCCGTGGTTAACGCTCAGTCGGGCCGATCCAATGGTAAGAGGTCCACTGAGGAATTGACCTTGCATGGAATTCTGAAGATTTGAAGCGCCGTTTGTGGTAACTCGTGAAAGAAAACGCCAATTCGAGAAGCCAACAGGAAGATGTGTAGGGATAGGGACACTATCAAACCCATAATCAACAAGACCATCAGAATCACGGCGTATGGCGAAGAAATAATAGACCCTGTTCGCCGTAAGAGTAACGCCGGGGAATCTACCACCCGCGTTACCAATTGCCCAGTTTCCATCGATTTGTTTAGTTAGTAGCTCACCCATCAGATCAAATGTATTTGTGGAATCACGAGCGGAACCTGCCATCACCGTAATATCATGAAGAGTATCAATGGGGCCAATAGTCATTTCATACCCGGCCATATAACCTGCAGGCAATACCGAAGAAATCGCGTCAGAAGAAATTGTAATTGTATCGGCTACATCGTCCGTTACAATTGTAATGTCAGTACCACCGACGAGAGTTGCGCTCATGGTGTCACGAATGAACTCAGGGTCCTCAGGTACATTAGCGTTAATCGTGATTGTATCTGCTACGTCGTCCGTCACAATTGTGACATCATTACCACCAACGAGAGTTGCGCTCATGGTATCACGAATGAACTCAGGATCATCAGGCACAACGGCGACCGTAACATAAAGCCATGCGCCGTTACCACCGTCTGCAGTACTGCTATAAACAAAATCAGAATATTGCGTGGAAACAATATCGTCAGCATTGAGCTGAGTACCGTCGATATGAAGAGCCGCTTTTGTACCAAGTTGCCCTGCTGTACTTTGGCCAATGCTTATTGTTGTTGCGCCTGTGTTATTCGCAGAAGGGATGAACACGGCCCTGACACCAGACATATTATCATAATTTACAGGTAAAAGAACACCGCTTGGACCTGATACAGGGGAAAGAACAATCTGATTGGCAATACCACTGTCGTTAAAAGTCTGTGATTTCGCGCCATGCAGGAAAAGTGATTGTGCAAGCTGGGTTGTATCTTCAGACGTACCCGCGGCATCCGCTGGGGTCAGTCCGGAACGAGTAACAGCAGACGAATTCTCTAGAAAGATAGAGTTCTGTTCACCAGCACCCATTTTCACAGGTGAGATGGTATCCGGTACACCGCCGGCATTGTTTTTTACGTTATAAGTTCTCATTAAAGGAGCTCTCTAAATAATAGTACCACATTTGCAGGGATAACACGTTCCAGAACACATCTTATTTCAACCTCGTCAACGCCGCTTATAAAATCATATTCGAACTCTAACTCAAATGTCGGTTCTTGAGGTGGAACATCAACAACTATAATAAACCTACGGCTATTGTCCGTAAAGTCAGGGGCTAATGCTTCAACTCCTGTTGATAATACTACCCCTTTATCAGGAAAGATGCTATCAATATATGTTTGCATCTCAGGCAATGTAACAATAGGTACCTTACGAATACGCTCTATAATCGCGTTCCTGCGTTGTGTCAGGTCAGTTAATAGGCCGGTGCAAGTGTCAGGTAGACCAGTGGAGGCCTCCCATACATCTACCAACGCTTCTGTAGCATTGATGTTAAGTTCAGTGGCGAGCGTTTCCATAAGCTGTTGTATTGTATTGATTGGTTTGGAAACACCATACATAACGCCTTGGGTATTACTACCGCTCACCGTCTTTGCTTCCCAGAGTATACCTTGCGGCATATGATCACCCAGTTGATTAACTGTGGTGGTCATGTCAGGGGACTTTACAATGCTGAATGTTACAGAAATGTTATTTCTCCCAATAATGCAATGTCACCGCTTGCCAGGACGATGTCACCTGCAGGGACGGTCAATGTAAAGTCTTTAAGGCTATCTCCGGTAAGTGTATCTACTGTATTAGCGATAACACCATATATAGTCTCAATTGGTATTGTTGTTTCAAAAGCCGCAGTATCTTCAAAGTACGCTTGCAGTGTTGCTATGATCGCTGACTGCATCGTTGCTGTGCTTGGTGTAATCTCCGAGAAAGTAAAATCCTGTGTTACCGTATTAGGGGCGAAGACAAAAACATCTCCTTCGAAAGTTGTCGCTGGTAAGGCGCCATTTTCAATAATCAGGGCTTTCGTTGCATCCAGGATTGGTTGCGTTGGTATGATGTTATCATCATTATCCCTGACAATATAAATAGCAACCTGACCGGGAATTGGAACAAAACCGGGTGCAGGTGTGGTTGCAACACCAAAACTAGGTCTGGTAACAAAGGCCCGTGTGTTGCCAGATAAAGACAAAGCCGCCAGCCTCACTTGAGCGGGTGTAAAAACACCTTGGACCGTTGAACGTGACAACAGAATCCTCGATCTGTAGGCGGCGTCTGTTTCAATACTCGTTCCCCCAACCAAACCAGCAAAAGTTACATAGCCTGGTTCTATAACACCATCAATTGGAACACTTAAGGATATTGATGCGCCAGATGATAGATTACTGATAAACCCTGTTGTCTGTGATGTAATGAGGAGGGTTGCAAAGTCTGACGCTGCTGTAATTGTACCACTTGCTACGCCTGGAGTTCCTGAAATTTCATAGGTGAAAGCGGTTGCACTTGTTACGGCTATCTGAAATGTACCATTGTAATCAGTCGGGGTTGAGCCACTAATTGTGACATCAAGGTTACTTGCCAGCCCATGACGCGCTGGAGTTGTTGCGGTAACCGTGGAACCAACGCGAACGAGTGTACTTACAAGAATTGAATTACGCATAACACTGCCAACAACATCATTGATGTATATATAACCATTGCCTGCTGTGAAGGATGTATTAACAGGAATAATAGTACCAACCACACCGGGTAAGGCAACATTACCGAAAGCGCCTGCTGCCGGGTTCCTTGGAAGGGCTTCATAAGCACCCCATTGTTCCAGAAACTCACCCGTTGCTGTTTGGGGGAATGCCTGGGTTTGAACGTCACGAACCGTTAGGGATACAGTATAAGCCAGAGCTGCACCCGCCGTTGTAAACCCTCGTGCCCATGAGCCGCTGATTGTAGGATCGATATCGGGGAGCTGACGCGCCAGTTCTGCTTGTGCCTGCTTGTTAAGATCGGAAAATTCAGGATAGTTAATCGGCATAAGTTTGTCTCCAAAGGATTTCGTACTGCTGTAGGTCCCCACCGTTTGTTGTGATTGATATCAGGAAGCTTACAAGTCTAAGTCCCACGTTTGTTACTGTGACCGTCACCGCCTTTGCAATATTATCTTCCACCATCCAATTCAGAGATTGCTCGGCTGATACTCTAATATCATTCAAAATAACGGGTATCAGGCGCGCTTGTGAAAATGTCCATAGTGTTGATCCAAGACTACGACCTATACCGGATGTTAAAATATCACCAACATAGCCTCTTCTCAGAGAAGGCGTTGGTATGCTAATAGCCCTTGCATCCGTTAGAATGGAAACACTGATTGAGGTATCAAAACCCGCAATACATCCAATCTGACCATTAGCTACCGTTAGATCAAACACACCTTCATCATTCTTGATGATTTCGACGTCTTGTGCCATCATTTAGCTCCAGTTGTGTCATTGGTACCTAATGATACACCACCATGCACGTGACCGACACCACTAATGCCATTAAAGGTGACATCTGTTGTGCCAACAACCATATCGCCGGTCACAGTACCTGTTTCCGTTGTTATGTCACCACCCGCTATTATATTACCGTCTGTTATGATATCACCACCGCTAATTGTTAAAGCGGCCTCTGTTAGGATTGCTGTTGTTTCACCAACTTTAAGTTCTATACTACCGTCTTCCCTTAAGTATACATGACTTTTGGTAATTTGATTATATAAACCAACCTCACCGGGCAAAGTATTTTTAAATCTATTCCTGGGATCATCTATGATGGCAATAGAGTTACTCTCCTGTCCATTTTGAGAGAATACCAAAGCAAGACCGCCCTCAGGTGTATTATGAAAAAACCCGTATGGTGTAAAGTCAAGTGCGTCCTTGGTTAAACCAAGATATGTAATCTTTGTTCTGCGGTAATTACCATCATCACTAACTACAAGGCTACGGGCCATCTTAATGAGTTTTTTGATCATCTTATGAATACCTTGGTATCAGTGGGGGATGATGCCTGCAAATCAGGTGACCTTGAGGCTATTCGATCATCCCCAGCCGTTGTTAGGCGGACCTGATAAGCTTCTGGAGGTACAAGAGTGAGTGTTGTTGTTGAGCCTTGTACTATATCAATATTAAAGTCTACCGATTTAATAAGGAACATTCCTTTTAGTCCCGCAAAATCATCGGATACTGAAACGAGCTGACCAAACGACCAGATATCACCGTTCGGCTGTGATACCCCTGCTACAACGCAATTATATTCAGACGCCTTTGCTTTTCGCAGGTTTGAAAGTTCTATTGCAGACTGACCTACCTCGAGGGAATCACTTGTTTCCGGTGTTTGGCGTTCAAAATAACGGGAACTTCTTATCTCACTATCAATAGCCTCACCTGTACGGCTAACCCCTTGGTCAGCGTAGTCAGCATCATCATCAGAACCAAAGTTATCCTGTGAGCGTACAACGTAAGTATTAAATCGATATTGATGTGTATAGGATATTGACCATGTGATGACGTTATTCATCTCACCGTTTTTCTCATTAAGCAGTGCAGTGTTACTTCTATCCGTCCCGGGTCGAAAGAGTTCAAGTCTTCCCTCGCCGTCAGCAACCAGATAAACCTGTTTTTTACGGGCGAAGTCCACCAGATACTCCATACAACCACGACCACTATCGGCTGTAAATTTTGTCTCGGCACCAAAATCACTAATATCTATATTTGATATTACAGGTATCGTTGCACCAAGGGATGCAATAACACGTTCACAAAGACCCTTGAGAGATAAAGGTCCTTCCAGCATCTTTACATCGTCTTTCATTGAACTATCAATAAGATCAGATGTATTATCGCGCCCTTCAACTGATATATTCTGCCCACTTGTCATTGAGCCTTGTGCTTTAAAGCTATCAATAAAGCCTGTCAGTACAGTAACGTCATTAATAAGTATCTGACATCGACTCCCTGCCTTTATCGGAGAAGTGGATGTCGACGTGAAAGAAAATACACCGCTTGTCTGATCAATTGATCTATGAACACGCGCAGACTGCCAGAGATCATAACGCTGGCCATCCACCCTTATCTGGAAATCACTCATGTTCTGAATATTGTTGTTGGACCAAACAGGGCAAACGCAGGTTGGTCTGGATTAAGGTTACGTAGGTCCATCGCCTGGCTGGTAAGTTGCTCTGCGTTTAGAAACCCATCTGAATATTGTTTATAAGCTTCAACCAATACTGATGTTGGCGACCTTATAATGATAGAAGTCGTTGTTGTTGTTCTTTGTTTCTTGGACGCAATCACCGATAGGGCGGCAAACCGTACTGCTTCAACGGCCACCCGAACATCAGAATTACTTTGAACAAGACTTTCGTCATTGGTTGCATCCAGCATGAGGGATTCATGGGCGACTTCCAGTGCTGCCGTTGCTTCATCAATCTCAATCTGTGTACTAAACTCACGCGCTGCAGAAATCTCGTAAGCAACCACTAAGGCGTTGATGCGTTGTTGATTGATAAGACTAAGTCTATTGGCATTACGCTCTCTGCGTTGTTCAGTTGTATTAGGCCATACAGGAATGCCGTCCGCATTGGCAACGGCGCGACTCTGGTCTTTAAATGTATCACCAGCACCAAACCTTGTCAGTTCGATCATTCGGGTGAAACTTGCTTTTATCTGGTTTATAGCTGTAGATCCTAAAGAGACATTCTGCCATATACCCTTTGTTGCACCATCAACAACAAATAAATGCCCAATATCAGCCACACGCTGGGTGAGCGTTGCTGAGGTTCGTGTGATTGTCCTCACCAATAAGTCCAGGTCCTCTATTTCTGTGGACGCTATAAAGTTATCGACCGAATTCGAAATACCCCTTGCTGCCGTATTAATGTCAGCAGAAAAGATTTCAATGTTTGAGGCTGACTTGGGCGGCACGAAGCTTGTGTTATCGGATATTGCTTGTCTCGCTGTATCGCCTAATACAAATACTTGCTGTTTATCAATGTTCGAGACCTGAGGGCCTGATGATGGACGACCTGTTGCAAATACGAGGCGATAACTGATTTCACCAATTGCTTTTTGTGAAACTGTCTTCGTGTAAGGTAAGGCCTGCACCTTGAAAGTACCCAAAGAAGGCATTGTAAGGAGGGCCTCACCCTCAATATCCAGAGCAGATTCAAGTTTACGAGCACGTGATAGGAAGTCAAGACCATAGACAAACGCTTCTATTGTAAAGGTCGGGCTATGTTGTCCCAGATCTTCTATGAAGCGTTGAGGTGAATTAACATACTCGTGTAAGATAATCTTACGACCCGAGTTGTCCTGTGCCTCTGAGCGCACACCGAAGCTCACACCGCGGTAGGAAGCTTTTTGCAGCTGTACAGTTAAATTGTCCACGTTATTGACCCCACAGCATATTAGAGCCTGAATCAACGTCAAATGTAGACGAAACAACCTCGGTGGTTCCTGAGGCCGCAACTTCTATTTTGCCACGCATTTCCAAGGGTTGCTGTCTTTGCGACGCTTGGTTCTGTGCAGTTACCGTGGAACCACTATTTAGACGGTCGCTTACCTGTTTTGCCTGTTGGGAAGGCGTAACATGTGTTGGCTTTGGGATTACCTGTTTGACATTCTGGATGACATCGGATTCGAATGGTTTGAATACAACTCTCAGAAGATCTTTTACTTTACCTATCGTTGCCATTAGCGGATCGAAATATGATATTGTGTCATTAACGAATGTATTTACCCATGTCTTTACACCCGTCCATGCTGTTTTAACCTTCTCCCATATGTTTGTCAAATATAAAATGATAGGTTCCCAATTATTATATATTAGGTAGGCTGCTGCAGCGATTGCGGTGGCCACCAGGAAGATTGGATTAACTAGAAGTGCGGCTGTGAAGGATAGAATTCCTGTTGTCAGGCTTGCAATGGCGGCTATAGCGATAGGAGCACCAAACCCAATTGCAGCTATTCCCATTCCGAGAGCACTAAGACCAATAATGATAGGTCCAAGCACAGCAATAAAGGCACCGATGTATACTACCATTTTAGCGAGTTCAGGATTAAGTTTTGACCATTGCTGAAACCATTTTACGGCTTTCTGTATCTTTCCAGTAACATATTTAAGCCCATCGCCGAGAGAGAAAGCAATATTCATGGTCTTACCGATTTCAGCACCGGCGTCTGTCAGCACATCGATAAATGTTGACCAGCGTCCTGCCAGGGTTTTTGATTGTTCGATCATCTGTTTATGGAATAGTCCACCGCTTGCACTCATATTTGCGAATGCTTTGGCGAACATCTTATAGGAGACCTTACCTTTAGAGACCGTTTTCAGAAAAGCTTCCCCGTTTAGCCCGGTGATTTTCTCCAGTTCTTTCTGAATAGGAATACCGCGTTCGGCAAACTGCAGCATTTCTTCTGATTGTAATCTTCCTTTCGCAAGCACCTGGCCATAAATCAGACCAACCTCTTTAAGGGGTTGTGCCGATCCAGCGGCGACATCACCAATCTTGTGTAGTAGATCTACAACCTCGTTGCCCCTGATACCGAAAGCTAACATCATTCTTGTTGTATCGGCGATACCTTGTAATTTGAACGGTGTTTTCGTAGAAAATTCCCGAAGACTATTCATCAGGCCTGTTGCTTTAGTTGCTGAACCAAGCATTGATGTGAACGCGACTTGCATCTGTTCAATCTTCGAGAAGGCCATAAGTGCGGCCGTTCCCAAGGCCACAATAGAGGTTGTTAACCAGAGGGTCACCTTCTTACCAGCATCCATTGATAGTCTGCTAAATTTCTTAAGTTGACCTGATGCTCGGGTGATTGACTTAGCAAGCTTGGAAAAAGCCTTACTGCGTCCGAGGCGGTCTGTTGCCTTACTGGCACGTGCCACACTGGCCTTAAGCTTATTGAGAGGTGCAGAAAACCTATCAATAACAGTATAGATATACTCAACTTTAAACGACACGTGCCTTATCCTTCACTTATTTTTTGGCTTGGTCTTGCAATTTCTTTTGTTCATTAGAGATTTTAATTTGTTCGTATACCGTCAAATCTCTTGCACTTATGAAACTGATTGCCCCTTCTGAAGAATAAGCTATCCGGTATGCTATTTGGAGTTCTGCATCATATCCCCGAGATAGCCGATACCAAAAAAAGCACAATATCGCATTGCTATTTCCTCTCTATCCCTGGGACCTATTTGTTCCCAATGAGCTTCTCTGAGTGGATATAGGTCTTGTACCTTGCATAAGGGATGTCGGGTTCCACTCATGACAGCGGTTTCGAACAGATCATGAAATCGATCATATTTATCTTCATCCCCGAGAAGGCCAAAGCCTCCTTTCAGGAGTTGATATAATCCGTCTGCGTCTTGCAATGCCTCTTCTTCTGAGGTTTCATCGAAGTCTTTACTGACAGGTGTCGGTTCATTAGTGTTTGAAAGTTGGCTCACTCTCATGATCACATTATCGATGATATTTGTAATTTTACGAAATGCTTTCGCGTGTTCGCCTTTAGGCTCCTGAAACGTTAAGAATAGAGCCTGACTTGTCGATCCTTGGTCACTATAAGAAATGGGGGCGTTTAGTTCATAATTCATCACGCCGTCTATATGCGATGCTGATACTATTTGAGTCATTCGTTATGTCCTTAGCCAAGCGATGAAGGGTTACCTTTAAACTCAAGCGCAATAACGCCGTCGCTTGATTTTTCTTTTTCAGGGTCATTAATCAGAGAAGCTGTTTCGAATGTTTCTGATGATGTTGTACCATCAGAAAAGCGTTCGATTAGAGAAACAACATTACCTCCGATGTTATCTTTCCAGGCGCGGAGAGATCGTTCGATACCCGGTGTAGGATAGACAGAGAAATTACAGGAACCGATTTTACTTTCCGCGTTACTTGTATGGATGGTCTCAATAGAGTTACCCCCTGCTGAAGCCGCACGGACATTTGTTTCGCCATCGCCGCCCATAGTAACAACGGTGTTGGGTACGATAGCAAGAGTGATGTCGTTTACTCTGATGGTCGGATTTGCAAAAGCTTGGGCCATGTTTACTTCCTATAGGGTAATTTGAAGACCAGATTGGCCGACTGTAAAGTTAAGATAAAGATTATAGTTTATTGTACCAATCTGAGTAACGATAGGCAATGGTCCACTTATGTCCACAGTCCTTGTGGCAAGATTAATGCTGACTGTTGTATTGGCGCGGAAGAATTCTACCGCGTCTCTTCCTGCCTGGACCAGTGTACTTTGTGCTAGCAGAACATATGTTTGAATAAGCTGTTCTTTAATAGAACCAGCGTTTTCGATTGAGCGCCCAGCAATAAGATCACCTTCACTTAAACGACTCTGTGCATATTTTGCTTTCAAGACATTAAAGAAGATTTCACGACAAACTGATCCTGTATCGACATAGTTAAGATAAAGGAAGCTTGAATTGGGGTTACCTGAAGCATCAGTAGTACGTGTGGTGACAACATCAGACATGAGCATGAAGTTATTAGCGCGATTAACGCCGTATGTTGTAAAACCATCAGCTTGCAGATTTGCTTGTTCAACGTTTGTAAACTGGTCTGTAGCAAGTGTTACAGGTGTATCACTAAGCGGAGTGTTGTGATAGGCGAGAGACGCTAGCGCGGGTCCACCAGTTGCATCTAGGGTTGCGGGTGATATTAACAGGTCTGCAACCTGGGCACCTACTGTGAGACGCTTGGCGCGAATTGCCATGAAGGCTGCCATCGTCCAATCGGCAGGTTGCAGGATCACAGGACCGAAATAAGGTGAGGCGGCGGTAACATTATTACCACCAACAACGAGACTTTGTGAGTTGAGTGGTGCTACAAAAGAAGTAGAATTTGCGAATGTTGCACTATGGCCGGTAAAGACAACGCCGTCCTCAACACTGTTGGTCGCGTTGAAACGTGCATCAAACAGATCAGTCGGGATGCTAAGTGAATCCGACCAGTATTCAGGCCATGAAAGTCCTGTGTAACGAATGCCTTCAATAGCGTCCAGAGCGTCAGTCAGGACTGGATCGGTTGCTCCGCCTGTAAAGCCGGTTAGAACGATTGTCGTACCTTCGGCTGATCCTTGAGAATTGATGCCGTAAGAATTGCCAACAGTTCCGGAATCAGTAGCGGTTACTGTCAGGACAGCATCTGCATTTTGCCCAATAAAG